TCTCAGGACAAACAATGCAAAATTTATGTACAGGTGAGTATTTTAATGTTGTTGACCCCGACTATCAAAGTGTTTTTGGTGTTTATCAAGACAATACCGTTTTGTTTTTAGAAACAACCGACCAAGCAGGTGTTGAAAAAAACTTTTGTGCAAAAAAAGTACCAAATAGTGGTTCGACTATATTATATAATTTAGTGACAGACACTGGGTTCTCAAATGCTAACTTAGGTGGTTTAAGTCAAGACGCATATTGTTTATCTTATTTTAGTCAATTATTAAATTGTCAACAAAGTAATCAATTAAATCAAATTAGTTTAAAATATTTTGGAGAATTTAACACAATACTACCAATGGTTGCGAGTGATGAAGGTTATAAGTACATAAATGTTGAAAAACCAGGAGGCGGGTATAAAGTTTTTAAAATTGAAGATCCTTTATTTTTACCTGTTAAAAGAAAAGGGGTTAAGATTTATAAACCTAATTCTGATATAAACGACCCAAATAGTTTATATGTGTATACGTGTAGTTCTAGTTTAATTACGAATAATTCAAATGTTTGTAAAATTAATGAATCTAATAATGGTAGTTTTCAAATTGAAGTTGAGTATTACCCTAACGAACCTAATAACTTAAATAACAAATTAAATTTATTATCTAATTCATATGGAACAACACAACCACAAAACTCAGTTTCGGCACCATCAAATCCGCAACCAATAACAAACGCGACACCACAAAATAATACTCAAACAAATACTCAAACAAATAATCAAAACACCAACCAAAATACGACAACACAAAAGTCTTTTATTACTGACTTTTTTATTGATATGGATATTGAGTTTACAGAGCAAAACGTTAAAACATTAGCAACAATAATTAAAATTTATGCTACACAAAAACAATTAAAACCGACACTAAATAAAACAGATTTTAACCAATTAATAAATGATGTATTAAATGTACAACTAGCATTTAAAGAAAAATTATTAAATAAAACTTTCGCATATATAAATAAAAATACACCAAAAGTAGTATTACAAGGACAAGAACAAATAGATAAATCGACAGTGTCTGGTGATGTGACAAAACTAACAACGTATAATTTATTAAAGGCGTTTAACGATAAATGGGTTTCGGGATCGGATTTAAAAACAAAGACATTATTTGAAGACTTTTTATTTTTAGATAGGGCTAATAGTGATATTGGGGATTCTTTTATTGTTGATGTACAACAAGTCAAAGAAAGAATAGAAACAAATCCAAAACAAAACATGATGCAAATTGTAAATTGGATTCTAAGTGATAATTATTTTCAATTTTTTGCAATGCCTGCATACATTAACTTTTACGGAATCCAAAAACAAATTGGAGAGAATGTACCTAAACAAGACATAACTATTGGTAATGATTTATTTGGGACACATTTGAACGTTGACTATTTAGAATCTAGCCCAAAATTTTTATGCCTTTATATTGGGAACCCTTCTGAATGGCCAAAACCAAAAGAAAATTCATTTATAAGATTTGGTGATGATAGTTTTGATTTAAGGATTCCTGATAACCCACTAAGAGTTTCAGACCCAAAATTAGACATAGAAAAAAGTAATAAGGTTGTTGGTTTTGCGGTTGATTTTGGTATCCAAAATCAAAATATATTTAAAGATTTAGATTTAGATATGTCAGAGAAAAAAAATACTTCTGAAACATTTAAAACTTATGCGGAGCTAGGTAATTCAGTATCGGGAGATAAGGTTGCTCAACAATCGGTATCAATGTATAGTATATATAAAACAAGATCCTACACATGTGGGGTAAGTTCATTAGGTAATGTAATGATACAACCGACAATGTATTTCGCATTAAGACACGTACCTTTATTTTATGGTCCTTATTGGATTATGGAGGTTAGTCATAGTGTGAGCGAAACAGATTTCTCAACTAAATTTAAAGGGATAAGAATGCAAAGGTACTCTTTACCTAAAATAGATAATTTAGTTGCGTCCGTTAATAAAAATGTATTGAAAAATTTTAAAAAAACACAACAAAAAAACGCACCACAAACTCAAACAAAAGAAGAAATAGAAAAAGAAAGAAATTTAGAAATTGATCCAACACCGGCCGTGCAATCATCGGAAATTGAATGTAGCGGAAAAACAGAATACCCTAATGTTGAATTTGTAAATATAAAACCGACACAGATTAGCGTAAATGAATTACTTAATATTATTAAAGAAAAAACAACTTCTAAAATTTTAATAACAACTTTAATGACGATAGCATCAACAAGAGCAACTAACACTAACCAAGGACAAGTTATTCAGTCAAACAACTCTAATGTTTATGGTATCTATAGTAATAAAAGTTGGGACGGATCTTTACGAAGCAAAATACTCGGACAAATATGTGCAAAATATAATGGTGAAACTTTACCAACCGTAGACTTTCAAAACTATACTTTAAGTACTGATTTTATTTTTTCATACTTTTCATCGTTTGTTGATGTAATGGTTAATGAGCTTATTAGGTTAAATGTTAATGTTGACGAGAAAAAAAGTTATGCAGAATCAATCACCCAAATTATATATACCACTTTTGATACTAACAAAGCATTTAATGGTGGAGAAAATGGGCAAAAACTAACAACACAACAAATTAAAGATATAACACTTGCAGATAAAACTGCCGGAACTTTTACCAAATATGATGAATATGTGAGGATTAGTTATGAGATTTATTCTAAATTATAGAAAAATAAAAAAATTGCAATATTTATATATAAAATAAAAACCATGAGTGTAAAAAAAATATTAGATGATTACTTGAGAAAAGACACAAGAATCACAGAAAAACAAATTGATTCAGATCACAAACAAGTTTGCGATTTAGATACTGGTGATTGTTATACAATTAGAATGAAAGATGGGTTGATTGAAAGATTTGACAACACAGTTAATAAGAATAAAACTTTAAGAGTCGAAACACCAACAGGGGTTAAGACATTATTAAACGGATAAAATAAAAAATAATGGAAGTTGAAAGAAAGATATTAGAAGAACTTAGAAGGTTTAATCAAATCAACAAATATATTCTAAACGAACAAGACCCAGCGGCACCACCGGCAGATCCAGCGGCACCACCGGCAGATCCAGCGGCACCACCGGCAGACCCAGCGGCACCACCGGCAGACCCAGCGGCGGCAGGTGCACCACCAGCGGCAGGAGCACCACCAGCGGCAGGTGCTGAAGTACCTGAACCTATAGATGTTGAAAAAGACCCTGATGTTGAAGAGGTTGGTGATGAAGAAAAAGATAAAGAAGGTGATGAAGAAACTGAAGAAATTGATATAACAGATTTAGTAAATGCTCAAAACGACATTAAAGATAAACAGGATGAAATAATGGACAACCTATTTTCAAAACTTGATGATTTACAATCAAAACTTGAAAATATGGATCAAATTATGAATAAAATAAACTCATTGGAGATTAAATTTGACAAATATAGAGATAAAACTCCTGAAGAAAAATTAGAACTAAGATCTCTAGACTCATACCCATATAATCAAAAACTTACTGATTTTTTTGATGATAAAAAAATGGATATGGAAAAATCAGGAAAAAATGAATATGTTTTAACATCTGACGAAGTTGAAAATTTTTCACCTAATGAAGTTAAAAAAACATTCAGTAAGTACGAAGAAGACGAAGACGAAAACGAATTTGATTTATAATAACTAAGGGACTGACAAAGTCCCTTTTTTATTTGACATTCTACCAAATTCACTTATAATTGTTATAGATAAAAGAGTTAAAAATTAAAAACAAAAATCTATGGCAAATTCAATTGACGCAGTACTTGCACAGTACGAAAAGAACTCAACACCAAGTAGTTCACCGAGACAAAACATCTCACAAGAAGACAGAATGAAAAGATATTTTTCAGCAATTCTTCAAAAAAATGAAAAATCCGCACAAAAAAGAATCAGAGTGTTACCTACAAAAGATGGTTCATCACCATTTGTTGAAGTTTGGTATCACGAGATTCAAGTAAACGGACAGTGGGTTAAGTTGTATGACCCTGAAAAAAATGACAACGAAAGATCTCCACTTACTGAAGTTTATAACGAATTAATTTCTACAGGTAAAAAAGAAGATAAAGAATTGGCATCACAGTACCGTTCACGTTTATTTTACATTGTAAAAGTTATTGATAGAGATAACGAACAAGATGGTGTTAAATTTTGGAGATTTAAACACAACTACAAA